CAATGTCATCCATGGTTATGTATGGTTTAAAACAAATCATAGATGGTATTAAAAATATAAAAAAATCGGGTGGAGAATATACCGATATTCAAGACCACCCGATGGTAAAAAAACATTTAGATAGGTTAGAGAACTTTATTTAAAGTACTCTTTTTGTTTTCCAATCGTATTTAACCGATTTTTTGTAATGTAGTTTGGTTCCAAGATTTTCAATCATTTTCCTACCCATATCAATTCCGTTGAACACATCTTCAACAACAACATATTCGTTTTTTGTGTGATAATTGTAATATCCAATTGAGAAGTTAATGCAAGAGAAATTAAACTTACCTCTTAACGCATATACGTCAGTGTAGGGGTGAATCATATATCTCATATCGTTTTGGTCCATTCCTTCAGTTAAAACTTTATCACATGCTTCAAAAAATTCGGTATCCCTATCAAACAAAACCTGACCAAAACATTTTTCAGTAATCATCCAATTTTCAGGTGCATCAAATTGGATTCCGTATCCAACATTTTCAAAAAACTCCTCACTTGCTTTAAGAGAACCATGACAACCTGTTTCTTCAGATACAAAAAACGCGGCTTTAATATTTGGTAATTCTTGTAATAGTGTCAAACAAGCAAAAACACCACATTTGTCATCACCACCAATACCAGTTGGATGACCTAAGTCATTATATGCTTTGTAAGATAATTTCTCTTCACCTTGAGCATTCATCAACATTTCTTCATGAATATTAATTGTGTCAATATTATGAACGGTGTCAGTATGGGAAATAACACATGGAAAATAAAAATCTTCAGGTAATTCCGATGATTCTTGTTTTGTTGCATAAACATTATTGTGTTCATCAACAAAGTGTGGAATATTATTTTCGGTTAACCAATTAACCAAAAACGCAACCATTTTTTCTTCTTGATATGTCTTTGTTGGAACGCTTAACACGCTCTTTAGTAGTTCTAAATTATTCATGAAGCAAATATAAGAAATTTATTCTTAAACTTCAAATAAATCAAATAATCTTGGTTGATATAATAAATTTTTGAAATTTTCTTCGGACAATTTTAATTCTCTCATACCTTTATATTGTTTTTGAATACGAATAATGACTTTCATATTTTCTCGGTCAAATCCTTCAACTATAAATGAAACATTCTTATCACTAGGTAATTTATGCCATTTATTTAATCCAAATTTTTTAATAATTCTACCTCTAAACCCTAAAAACTCTTTAATTTTTTCTCCACCGGCATTTTCATCTTCATCAAGTTTTTCTAAAATTTTTTCAAATTGTCTTTCAACAGAATCATTAAATGATACCGAATCAAAATTATCATCATCTTGAAATTCATATGAATTTTCGGCCCAGCCACCTAATCTTCCAGTTCCTGAATATTCAACGATTTGATTAAACAAAGATATTACATCTATTTTTGCTAATTGTAATCTTGCAGACCACATTAATAAATTGGCTGGTGTCGTTGAGATTCGGTCATAATCTCTAACAAGTGTAAACCCAATAGATTCCAAAAAACCATTAATTTCTTTTTCAATTGAGGCTCTTGCAGTTGTTAACATCTCACTATTCTTTTCGGATGCATAATCACCAAAAATCCAGTCCATTTCATTATTAAATAAACCTATTAATGTTTCTGATAATTTAATTATATATTCTTCATTGTCTAAATTAAATTCATCTCCAGGTAATATTAATTCCGCAATTTCTTTTAACTTTTCCTTATTTTCTTTATTAAGGTCACCATATACTACATAACCTTGTTTAAAATCTTCTTCTACCTGATATAAATCCATAAATTCATAATTACTATAATATGAATTAATAACTTTTAAAAACCACTCGTCGTCTTCTGAAATATCTAACGATTTGAAAAACTTTTCATCTTCATCAAAATCAATAACAATAGTACTTTGACCTAATGGGTCTGAGAGTTTAACTGTAAGAATTGCATCGTCAGAATCTTCCAACACACGAGAATCAACTTTACCTCTTGTAAATGCTCTAAGAGTTTTAATAAATTCACCTGAACCTATTAACTCATCAATTAAATCATTTTGATTTGGAAATTGTTCTCTTAAATCTTCTAAAGAAACTAACCTATCTTGAGCGTTATAAACTTCGGTTTTTTTATCTTCCGTGTTTCTATACAACGCCATTTTGTTGTTTTCTTTTTTCTTAATAAAGTAATATAACAGACCTGTTTTAATGTATTTTTCAAAATAACCAGAATCTCCTTTGTTCGTTGTACACCATTTTGTGTTTGCACCATAATAACAAGATGCTGCATGAGATTTTGGTCTAATCACCAAAACATCATCATCTTCATATAATCTTTCGGCTTGAGATTTTAACTCTCTTTCTATTTCTCTTTCAGTTTTTTTACCATCAACAATCCCCATCAATGTTCTGATAAATTCAGGGTTTTCATATTGATTGATATCCTTGAATGCATTTGCAATCCCCTCTATATTCGGAACCATTCCGTTTCTATCCCTAAAAATTGTTTCTGCTTCCCAAATATCATCTTCGGTGATTTTATTTACATTATTGTGAAACCAAGGTACAACCATACTTAAAATATCCATGATTGCATCTTGTTGACTCACATTCAACCCGCCTTTTGAGCCTGCAAGCATCGGTATAATTCTTTCAAGTTGTTTTCCAATATAATCCACATACTTATATCCTGTTGGGTCAACATCAAGTACACGGTCAATAAATGAACCATCATATTCAAACATTTGTTTCAGACGTTTTGCAACATCTTCTTTTTTACCTTCAATTATTATCATAGCGGATTTTTAATATAAATACCAATTTTATTTGGAATTTCAATATTTATTCTTACCTTTGTAAAACAAATCACGGGTGACTCCCTTAATAGTTAGGGATGACCTTAATCATCCAACGAAAGTTATACAGGGGTGAAAGTGATTTTTAATGTTCTTTGAAGAATATATTTGGGGGTAAAATGGAATTGACTGGTATATCTGGTTATTTGGGGCACGTCGGAGCTGAATTAACTTCGTTATCAACTGATTCAAACAATTAAATGGCAATACTTTTGCTAAGCTTGCGGCTTTAGGTCTTACTAAAGAAGAAGCTGTTGTTACTATCTAAGATAGGGAACAACCAAGGGGTCGGTGAACATTAACCTAGCAACAGAAGTTTTTACAAAGGTGGAAAAATGACTGAACCTTAAATTGAGTCGTCCATTGGTTATTAGTTTACGATGGTGAAGAACAAACTGAATATTTTGGAACATTAGAAAATGTTATCCTAAGCGTGTAGTCCTAAATAGGTAGTGTATGCAGGACGAGGTTTCGAAACCTCTACCTCCACACTTTAGACAAAGGGGTTCTTAATTGAATCCCTTTTTTTATTAAAAATAATATCAAACACTTTTAATAATTCATCCTCACTCATATCACCTTTTAAATGGTTAATTGCTCGAGAAATCCACTGTATATTACCTTTAATATACCCTTTAGATGAATCTATCCTATCAATAGATGCAGATACTATAGGACATTTTTTAATTTTTGTATAAGAACTTAATGTTAATTTTATACCTAAGTAAGGACATATTCCATTTTGTAATTCCCAAATTTCTTTTAAATCCTCAATAGTTATACCAATTTCTTTATCTCTATTTTTAATATTTCTATAGTGATACCTAAATTTAGTAAGACCATCTTTTCTGTTATTAGAGTGTTTTGAAATATCGTAATTTACATTATTTTTAGATAACTTCTCAACAAAAAATTTTCCCACACAAGTTCTAGTACAAAAATTTTTTCTATTTAATTTTAAATTCCTGTTTATTTCGCTTTGTGCTTTCTCAAACTCAATTCCACAATTATCACATTTACAATTACCTAATTTTCTTCCTTTATTTTTCATATATAATAAATATTGTGGAGGTAGAAAAAGTCAGTGGAGGTGGAAAAGTTAATTTTTTTTATTCGTATAGTAATATTTATTTATATGAGATTAACACCAATTCTTATACAAGAGGGTCGTAAAGAAGATTTACAAAAAAAATACACTGAAAAATTCAAAGAATATCCTGAGAATTTGGATTTTATTTTAGGTATTTCAGATTTAGCGGACACTAATTTCAAATATGCGGATTTTGTATTAAAGAACACACATCCAAATGCATCTCCTGAAGAAATTGAACATATTATAGACCTTATTAAAGATTTTGACAGATTTCAACAATCATTAGAAGTTAAAGATATTAACCAATACAACATCTACAAATTAGTAACCGCGTTAGAAAAACACAAAGAAACTTCAAAATCACACCAAAAAAAAATTGATACTTCAGGTGCAAAAAAATTGTTTGAAGATAAAAATCTATTGATTGTTAGACCTTTAACACATCAAGCATCGTGTAAGTATGGTTCGGGAACCAAGTGGTGTACAACCATGTCAGATAATTCATCTTACTTTGAAAGTCACTCAAAAGATAACCAAGCGTTATATTACATCATTCTTAAAAATTTTGATAAAAGTAACAAATTTTATAAGATGGCGATTCACATGACACCAAATTTAGAAACTTGGTATGACTCAACAGATGAAAGAATGTCGGATAGAGAAAAAGAAGTTTTTAATTTAGGAGCGCCAAAAGTTATTGACACCATTAAAAAAGATTATCAAGAATTTTTAAATGAAGGTTCTCAACTTTTTTTTAAAAAATTATTTGATTTTAATAACTACAAATTTGAAAATATATCTCCAGCATTTAAAGGAACGAAAAATAAAATTGGTCTTGAGTTTCAAAAACCAGACCTTGTTCCCGATATGCCAGGTCATGCAACAATGGAATTAAACATTTCTGTAGATGAGGAAAATATAGACCAATATTTGGTTTTAATCACTTATGATGTTGGAAGTAAAATAAATTTTAATATCGGGTATTCAGGAGATAATTTTGAAATTGAACCTGAATTTGATTTTGGTATTGAAAATGTCTCAACACATATGTCAATTTTTAAATCTTTTATTAAAAATACAAGTCGTGAAGAAATTAAATCAGCGTTTGATGAACTTTGTTGGACAATAACAAAACAAGTTATTTATAGAATGAAAATGAATAGTGCATTCATGACATCAATTCATGGAGGACAACCTGTTTGGACACCAAATAGAAGTAGTTATGGTTATACATTCAAACAAAACAAAGGTATGGTAAAGAAATTGGTTGATTATTTGGATTCAAATAAGTCAGGAACCAAATTAGATTTTTTAATTGACATTGGAATTTTAGAGAAAAAAGATGTTAACGGAAAACCATATTTCTCAAGAGTTGGTCAAAACGATTGGCATATCGCATCAAGATGGAGAGGACAACACAGTGGATTCTTCAACTCGGCAAGATTGGCAGGAATATTAGATTACGATAAAAAAGGAAATCAATTTTATCTTAAGAAAGGTCCAAACTTTGAAAAGTTCAAATCAGGTGAATTAAGCACTCTCTAAGGTCTTTTAGATAATCTGCGAAAATAGATATATAATCCAAAAAATACTGCCGCAATACAATACAACACGAAGTTGGCTTTCCATAAACTTCCTGTCCATAAGATTAGCCCATACTGAACAGCATCGAACCCAAAAGGATTGAAAAATAGTGCTATCATTAAAAATAGTTGGGATAGATTGTCTTGGAATATTCTTCTCCAAGTTCTGTTTTCTACTGTCATCGTCCATATATGTATATTAAAAATTTATGCGATTAAGCTTTGTATTTTATTAATAAATATAATATCTTTGCATTATGGAAAAGTTCAAAAACAAAGAAGACCTCAAAAATTGGGTTAAGTTAAATACTGAAACCAAAGAAGAGAGGACTGCTCGTATGAAAGAGTTGTGGATGAACTTAAAACCATTCAAAAATCGAGACGATGTCCCAACTCTACCAAGAGTAGAGAAAGAAGAATGGGATGAATTTTACATACCTAAATTAATCGGTGCGGGGGCAATCCCTAAGAAAGATTTGGTTGTTGGTGAGTACTACATTGGAAACCACAGATGTACGGGAATCGCTAAATGGAATGGTAAGGTATTTGAATATTGGAAATGGGAGTTTTTTCCTATGGAAGATGAATGTAACCATTTTGAAGATGATAATGGATTTGCATTATTTGTACCAATAGGTGTTGGTACCAAAGAAGAGTTTGATAAATACAATTACGAGAATTGGAAAAAGGAACAAGTTGGTAAAATGTAATATTGGGGGGTAGTTAAACATAATTTATAAAAAGATGAAAACAAATAAAAAGTCAATTTTATTTCTTGATTTCGACGGAGTTATATGTCTCTCCAATAATTGGGGTGGGCGTTATAAGAAATGGGAGAAATATCGTTCTGAGAATCCTGAGACAAATAGATTCGTAAATAATGCACCTGTTGAGGTAAGATTTGATGATTTTGATAAAAAAGCGATTAAAGTTTTAAATGAAATCTTAGAAGAGACTGGAGCTGAAATCGTAGTATCTTCTGATTGGAGATGTCATGCGAACTTAGAGGAGTTAGGTGAATATTTTTTATCACAAGGAATTTTAAAAAAACCAGTTGGAATTACTAAAATGTTAGGACAATGTACTTGGTATGATAATTGGGTATGGTCTCAAGATTGGGATTTAGAAATGATTCGTGTTATTGAAATTAAACAATACTTACACGACCATCCTGAAATTACTCATTGGGTTGCAATTGATGACCTTAATATGGGTAAAAATGAGGAATCATGTAAAGATTGGGGATTGAACAATTTCGTATTAACACCAAAAAGTCATGAAGGTATAAAACAATCAGGAATAAAAGAAAAAGTAATTAAATTTTTAAATGATTAATATTAAAGAAATTTTAGAAAAAGAAGGACCAATGTTTAAATTATCAAATGTTGCACCTGAAGGGTTTGTGTTAGTACATGAAAAAACTTTAGAGGATTTAAAAGATTTTGACACTTGGAAAGGTTGGAAAAATAATGAGATAACCATTAAAGAATTAAATAATAAAAACTTTGAGTAAAGTATGAAAAAATTATTTTAACATATTTATTACTATGAGTGTCATTTCCAAAAGAAGTACTATTAGAAAAATAATTGAAAAAATTTTATATTTTTTTAAATTAAAAATAAAAGAAGAACCACCAAAAATTGAGGAAATAATTCAACCTCAAATCAAGAGATTAAGATACACCAAGAGAACCGACATATAGTCGGTTTTTTTTATTTCCCACAAACTATTTATATAACATGAGTAGTCAAACAAAAATAATTAAAGATATATTATTCAGTTATGAAACAATTTTAGAAAACAAAAAGTTCATAACAGAGGCAATTGAATATGTTAAACTTGAGGATACCAATTATAGTAATGTAAGTCATGATAATGATGGTACTCAAAATGATTCAGTAAATAGGGCATTATTAGATGATATAGAATCTGCGGCCAAATCAGTTGGAATTACCGCAACGATAACAACAGCAAAAACCGGTCACAATACCAGAACAACAACAGGTAATATAAGTACACACACAACTGGAAATGGTGTAGATATTTCAAAATTGAACGGAATTGGTTCAAATGGGGCAACCAATGGAACAAATGGTAATGATAAGTTTAGAGAGTTAGGAAATAAACTTAAAGATGCGTTAGTTTCAATGGGATACACTTGGAATAAAGAAATTAATCACCCTAAAGCAGTTCTATGGCAAACAAATACAGGAGGAAACCATTTTAACCATTTACATGTTTCAAATAAGACAGGTGAAACCTCAGGTAAACCAACAAGTTTTACCTCAGATACAACCTCAGGTAAACCAACAAGTTCTACATCGGATAAACCAACAAGTTCTACATCGGATAAACCAAAAAGTTCTACATCAAATATTACACTTAGTACAACCGAATTAGAATCCGACCCATTGATTAGACAATTTGGTAGTATTCTAAACAAAGCCCTAAATTTAGATAAAGGACTAACGGAAAATATAAAAAGAATAAAAGGTCTTATAAAATAAAAAAACCCACCGATTGGTGGGTTTTGTTTTTGTCGTCAATAGTAATTAATTACTTAGTTCCAACTTTAGCGGTATCAACTACAACTTTAGTTGAGTCAACTACAACTTTAGCTGAATCAGTTACCATTGTAGAATCTACTACCACTGCAGTTGAATCTGTTGATTTAACTTCTGTTGATGTTCCGTTTCCACATGATGCTAATGCTACGATTGCGAATAATGCTACGATTTGTTTCATAATTGTTTGGTTTTTATTTTTGTTTAAATTTTGTAACTTGAATATTATAAATATAGTCAAAGGTAAGGTAATTGTCAATTATGACAAAATATTTTTTTTAAATTATCCAAGAATTAACCTCGTCTAACGATTTAAATACTAATGTATCTAACCCTAATAGAATCTCGTCAACATTCTTTGGGTCAACTCCGCCAATGGACATTCTGAACCATCCTTTATTTCCGTTTGAACCAAAATATTCAAATGGAACCAAACCAATACCACATCTATCAATTAAGAATTTGGTATAAGATTCCATATTTGGGAATGATAAAGATTCTCCCAAATAAATTGAAATGTAAATACCTCCTTCAGGTCTTTGACAATCAATACGGAATCCTTTTTGTTTTAACTCATCAATCTTATTACAGATTTTGGTTGATATTTCAGAATATTGTTTTGTCTTCATTGTAACAAACCCTGTCATATCTTCATAATCATTTAGATACATTGCCACAGCGTTTTGTTCTGGTTTTGGAGCCCAAGCCCCGATGTGAGAGAAAACCTCCGTTATTTTGTTCATAATGTCTTGAGGACCAAACGCCCATCCAACTCTGATACCTGTGGCACATAATGATTTGGAAATACCATCAACACAAATCAAATAGTTACGAATTTCAGGACATAATGTTAATGGATGTACAAATGAGCTGTCAACACTCAAGTCAGAATAAATTTGGTCAAAGAACAAATATAAAGGTCTTGAACCAACTTGAGTTGCTCTAACTTTATTTTCATTTACAATTAAATCACAGATATCTTTTAATGTCTCGGGATTAATAACACGACCTGTAGGATTTTGTGGAGAACAAATGCAAATTAACGATGTGTTATCATTGATTTCCGAATCAATATCTTTAACCGTTGGGAAAAATAAATTTTCAGGTTTACACTCAATTTCTTGTTTAACCACTCCGTGTAAAAAACTATAGTGATTATTATTCCAAGATGGAACAGGGTAAATCACACCTTCACCACTATTAACCAAACTTTTATAAATTGTATAAATTAACGGACGAACTCCACCCCCAATTAAAATTTCATTTTCATTATAATCAATACCTTGTCTTTTTTTAAGATATTCACTTACAGATTGTCTTAAATTTAATTGACCTGCAGACAATGGATAATTGGTTAAATTTTCATTATACGATTCAATAATATAATCTTTAAGTTTTTCGGGGATTGGATTTATATTTGAATCAAAATCACCAATTGTTAGATTGTGGACTTTTTTAGATTTTGAAATTTCTTTGATTTGTTGTGATATTTTGATGATTTCGGAGCCAACAATATTGTTTCCTATGTGTGATAATTTTTCCATATGGCAAATATAATTCTTTATCTTAATTTAATCAAATATCTTATACAAATATAATAAAAAATCCCCCTGACTTTCAATTCAGAGGGATTCTATTTTCATTTTTCTAATGTTTATTAAAAATAGGTTTGCTCAAAGTATAGAACTTGGAACTTATCAGTTTTACTTATAAGATTTGATGCATTTATTAAATCATTATATTCAACAACAGCATCTTTTTGAATTTCTCTTAGTTCTTGCAAGAAATCAAAAGTTGTAATGTCGTCAGCAAAAACGGTATGAGAATCTTTGTTATAGGCATTCATCAAGTTCAATTCCATAGTATAAGCCTGATGGATAATTTCAATCAAATTTGAGAATGTATGTTTTGGATTTGCCGATGGGATTTGTGGAATCACATTGAAACCTGTCATATAATCTTCTAGTTTTTTTGCGTGTGTTAACTCACCCAAAGCTTCGTCTTCAAAAAACGCCGCAGCTTTTTTATAATTTACATCGTTACACCAATTTGCGGCTGCTCTGTAAAAATAGTGTGCGGTATATTCGTCCTTAATTCTGTCTGTTAATAGTTTAACAACTTTATCTGATAATGTATATAACTTTGGTTCTTTTTCGGAACTAAGTTTGTTTTCACTAGACTTCTGTTCTGCTAAATTGATTGCTTTGAACAACTGGTCTTTTGTCATTGTAATTTTATTCATAACTATAAATACCTTATGTTGTTTAATTAAATCGGCCTACAGCGTATATATTTTTGATTAATGATTGTGTCATCTTATCCACTACCACTCCTCTTTTTTTATTAGAAGCGTGAGCCATCATGTTGTTTCCCAAATAAACCGCAACATGCCATCTTGATGGACTATTTGGACTTATAAAAAATAATAAATCTCCAACATCTATTTTTTCTTTTGGTATTTTAACTGAGGATTTGTATTGACTATGAGCGGTTCTTGGGAGAGTAATATCAAAAATTTCATAATAAAATTTTTGAGCAAATGCCGAACAATCAATCCCATTTATTGATGTTCCTCCATAAGAATATGGTTTTCCTATCCAAGTGTTAATGAATGTATCTAATTTACTTATTTTTGGTATGGTATCAAATGATTTAGTCCTTTGACCAAGGATAAGAAAATTATTCAAACATAATAACAATAAAAATATTATAATAATTTTTTTCATAAATTTTTAATGGTATGGTGGTTTCATAGGGATTCGAACCCCAATGTCTTTTCGTCCGTAGCGAAATATTTTATCCGGTTAAACTATGAAACCTCCGTTGTCCCTATGGGACTGTTACTTAATTGAAAGTATATTGTATATCTTCATTAAATATAAAACTATTCCCTTCTTGAGTAATACCTAATTTAGTAAGAACTACATTAAACTCTTCTTGAGTGAAAAATTCAACTTGTACTAATTTGTAATAAGAACTCAATAACTCAACTATTTCAGGTTTTGAAATTTGATTGGTTTCCAATAATTCAATTAATTTGTCTGTCATATATATTTTTTTTAATGGTTTGCGGAAGGGACAGGATTCGAACCTGCAAAGCTTTTAACACCCGACGGTTTTCAAGACCGCTCGACAACCAACTGTCCACCCTTCCGTATAACCGACCTAGCTCGGTAAACACATCGGATTTTTTTAGGTATCGGGGAATCCATCTGCCGATTTTACAGGTTCTTGTAGCTTACTTACTTAAGTTCATACCGTTACTACGAGGACTTCCGACCTATCTGGGTATGAGGACGGTACTGACCCGTCTTTCCTAGTTCCACAAACTAGTGCATCACCTTAATGCTTCAAACACCAAATATGAGGTTGAGAACTCCTCTGTGTTGTGCAAATGTAATTATAAATCATTGTAAAATTTATAATTCCATCCGACTATTTCATTCCTATCTCACAGGAACAACACAATATTTTATATTAAAGAACTTTTATTGACGGGGAGCAGGTCACCAACCTACCAACTACCTACTCCCCATTCCTTATTTGTGAATACAAAGATACAACATTTTTTTTAACTAACAAATATTTTTTTGTAGTTCGTTTAGGAATCAAACCACCTCAATTTCCGTCAAAGGTAAATGTTATGATATTAGACCAAAGGACAGTTTCACCGTTTTTCCGATATTTATAGATTGGCATAAACCTTTAATTAATTTTAAAATGACTAAAGAACAAATCTTAGGTGTTGTTAGACACGCACTTACTTTCATCGGTGCTATCGTAGTTATGAAAGGACTTGCAACTGATTCATCAGTACAAGAACTTATCGGGACTGCAATTGCTCTTGTAAGTGGTGTTTGGTCAATTATCTCAAAAAAGAAATAATTGATAACAACCAAATCAATCAAAAAAGGAGGGGAATTTATTTCCCCTTTTTTGATTTGCACGCCTGGATGGGCTCGAACCACCGACAACTGGTTTTGGAGACCAGTACTCTACCAACTGAGATACAGACGTATTTGTTTATTTCCATTGGTTTTTTCTATTGTATTTCCAAGTTTTGTATTCACTTACTTTAGACCAAGGAATGCGTTTATTCGGATTTTTATAACCCTTCTTATAGTATGGATAGAAATTTAATCCTTCATCCCAATAAAGTGGATACCATTCGTTTAGAGAAATTAAGTGGTAATCCCTACCACATTGTGATTTTTTAAGCTTTGCTCTGTTTCTGTGTTTTGACATATTCTATTGAGTTTATTCAATAGAAGTCATCCGATTTTTTCATAATATTAATTTTAGAGGTCAGAGTCGGATTCGAACCGACGATGACTTTCGTCATTGGTGTTGCAGACCAACCCATTTAACCACTCTAGCACCTGACCTTATATTTAATTTAATCTTTCCATGAGATAAACATTTTATCTGGGGACTTTTCCATCATCTCCTTAGGATTGTCCCATATCATTTTTATTGATGGTGAAGTTAGTTCCCCATTTGGACATAGCACCACTAATGGTAGTTTTCTCTTGTCTTCACTTATCCGTTGAAGTTCTTTAATAAAATCGTCTATTGTTTTCATACTATTCTGATTTAATGTGTTTGTGCTATTTCTATTAATTTTTTAAGACAATCAAGTTCCGCTTCTTCGTAGGTGTCAAAAACCTTACTTGTCCAAGTAGCCCAATTAACCCACCACTTTGTTTCATCATACTTTGTTGGATACATGTGTACATTATACTTCTTTCTAAAAAATTCAAATGCTTGTTGGCGTAGTGGTGCTGAACATACTTGTCCATGAAATTGCTCATGTGATTTACATTGAGTAGGATAACATGTTTTATCATTATGATATAAACCAAAACAAGGTTCATCAAATCCTAATTCTTTTAAAAGTACGGATTGTTCGTAAGGTATAAATTCTTTTGTTATATTCATAGTACTTTATGTTGTATGGTTTATTGCAACGATGCAAATATATGACTTTTTTTTTATTTTTTCATTTTTATTTCTTTTTTGTAAGTTTCGTTGTAATATTCTATTGGACTGGTACCGTTGTCTCTATAACCATCAGCATATCCTTGATTATGCGAATCCATTATTTGTTGTTTTTCCATTTCTACCAATCCATCATCTTTTATTTTAGACAATATCATATTCCATGCCGCAACATTGTTATTGCTAGCTTTAGATAATCTATATTCACAAAATTCCAATAATTCCTGCATTGTTGTTTGTTTCATCTTATTTCTTTTTAAATTGTAGTCAGGACAGGATTCGAACCTGTATGGTAATGGAAGTTCCTCGACCTCTCCCTAAGTTCAGTGTCTTTGTGCCCTGCCCTTTGTTTTATACTTTGACAACCAATTCCGCCACCTGACCATGTTTTATTACGAAATTATAGTCATATTATGAGCATAATTTAATTGTTTCTCCCAAGAATCAATCGGATACCCTGATGATGATGAATGTAAATTTTTAGACATCTGTTTGAAGGTGTCAGCACAACCTTCTGTAAGCATTCTATAGAGTGGTTCATCAATACCCTCAATAGATTTGGCAGTTTCTCTTACTTCCGATTCCACTTCATCCATCAGTTTCTTAATCTGATACATTTTTTTTATCGTTTTCATAATATTAATTATTTTTAATTGTTTGACAAAAGTATGACCTTTATTTTATTTCACCAAATTTATTTTTATATATTGTCAGATTGGTTTAAAGGTGAAAAATCTATTTGGGGAATGTTATCAATTTCGGTTTCGTCAAAATCACTCCAATCAGGTGAATTGTAAAAACGATTAGTAATTGACATTGTACCATCGTCAAACCAAGTAATTGTACCTTCTGTTCTATCTTCGGATAGGTAAAAATCTTTTACCACACCAACCAATGAATTGATAAAGTCGGTTACTTGTTCAAAGGTAACTTCATCACTATGGTCGGATTGTATTTCAAATGTAAAATCTTCACACTCCTGTGAGTAATCCATAGAATAGTCTAGTTTTTTTGTCATATTCATAATACTTTATGTTGTATGGTTTATTACAACAATGCAAAGATATAACTTTTTTTTGTTTTGACAAAAAAATTATAAAAAATTAGAGAACAGAATCGTAGTCAGGGTCGGATTCGAACCGAGTACCGTTCAAGACGGATTAAGCAACCATTTAACTGGATTCGGGAACCGTCCCCTCATTACGCCCACCTGACTCGGACTCGAACCGTTGAAAACACCACCTTTCGGTGCAACAAAACCCTGACCCCAGAGTTATTATTGTCAGTAGTCAGGACAGGATTCGAACCTGTATGCGTAACTTTCTTGGTTCTACCCCAATGGCACGCTGTCCACCCATTATTTTAGCGTCTTACCAATTCCGCCACCTGACTAATTTACTATCCAAATTTACAGCTAATAAACCCAATTCCTGTAAACCATACTATAAATATTGCAACTGCAATGTAGTCCTCTTTTTTCCAATGTTTCATATATATTGTTATTTGACACAAAAATACTACTTTTTATTTATAATACCGACATTTTGAGATTAATTCTTTTTAAAAAGTTCTAATAAATCAATTGTTCTTTCAGAGCCATCATATTTAGATTTTGAATGCAACATTTCACCATAAACATTTCTATTTTTATCGGGGTGGGTTGCCACAAATTCCGCAAATCTTATCATATCCTCCTCACTATACATTCTTTCTTGTTGCCTTTCAAGTTCAGATATATATCTTAACACACTAAGTGGAACTTTTAAATAATCTTCTTCTGCATTATTTTTCCAAAAATCCAAATCTTTTACTTCTTCAAGTGTTTCTTGTTTATTAGTATTATCAAAAAACCCATCAACAGTTGGACCAACTTTATCAAACTGTTTGCTTCTTTCCCATGAAGCCATTACTTCTTCATGAGGTGTTATTTTGAAGTACTTTTTTAATGATTCAAAAAAGTTATTATCTTGTTTAGGTTCTTCTTTTGGAATGATGATTTTGTAACAACAATATTGGTGTTGATATATTTCACCCCCATCTTCATTATCAATCCACTCATCTTCATATCTAGTACCTTCTCCTATCTCAACTTCCTCACAACTTGGATTCTTAACAAACCATTCTAAGAACTCATCATTAATAGGTTGAATACCGTCTTTGATTAGGTCTTGGTCTGTTGTTAAGATGATTTTCCTCCAATAATCAGGTAACATTTCAGTTCCATTATGTTTAGATATAATTCCATAAGGACTACAATACCAATCTCCTTCTTTAACTTCTTCATCAGAAGTGATGTACATATTAAACACTTCCATTTTAATGGAGGGTTCATTGTATATAGCTATTTTCTCAATATGAAGTTCTTTATTGTGTTTTGTAATCCTACCTTTATCTTTTGTTGGTATTAGCTGTATGTTTTTCATATCACAAAGGTAATATATTATTTTATAACACCAAATTATATAATGTTATTTCTTTTAAATTGTTTAAACCATTTCTTCGTAGTCAGGACAGGATTCGAACCTGCTTTAGGGCTTACGACCTAAGATACTCTGTTTACGACAGCCATGCCGCCACCTGACTATTTTATTAACTTCCACACCTCTTTAGAATACTTCTCATTCTCAACCGCCTCAATCTCCATTGGGTGATTATTGTACCCGTACTTTTTCAGCATTTTATAATACTTGCTCTTAACAGGTTGTAATGTGTGAGTATATTCATGTAATGTTGTTTCAATCAAATCACTAACATTCTTACAATTATTTTTAAAAATTCTAATCGTATGACTTTCAGGACAATATTCACCATAATTCAAAATGTTATCATTGTTACTCTGAACTCTAACAATAACTTTAGGATACCCTTTTCTTTTGTTAACCCCAAATTTAGATTGACAATAATCCATTGTTTTAACAACAATATGTCTAATCTCTTTGTGTGTTAAGGTCTTCAAATTAGTGTTTATTCTCATATTATATCTCCGTTTTGTTACACAAAGATACAAAATATTTTTCAATCCACCAAAAAAAGTTTTGTTGTCAGGACAGGACTTGAACCTGTATATTTGGAGTGGAGACCGTTACACCATCGGGTCATTTTATTTAGTAGTTCTGGAGGGACTCGAACCCCCATAATTTCCTTAGAAGGGAAATGTCCTATCCATTGAACGACAGAACTATAATTATTTTTTATATCTTGTAACTCTTGTTGAGTTTTTATTTTTGGATTTATATGTCTCTAATTGGCTATCACAGTTAGGACATACTAATCTTAAATTTTCTCTTTTATTATTTGATGCGTCTCCATCAATATGGTCTAAAATAAAAACTATTTTTTTACCGTTCCATTCATCTTTATTTTGTTTTACAAATGTAGGAAATAAAATTGTAGATTACAACTTATAGAGCAAAACTTTCTTCAAATAATGTGTTCGTTTCAGTATCTTCGTTGTTGTATGTGTGCAAGAACTCAACTGTAGAATTGTTGAAATTGAATACAATCCTACCTTCAGAACCTTCATTGATTTCCCAACCACCAAAATTTCTTTCAAGTTGTCTATACATCCAATCTTCAATTTGGTTAGGTATTGAATCTCCCGTTTCTTCAAATGAACTTTCAATATATCCGCTATCCCCACTACCGTTATATTGTACGCTTAGGATACCATCCTTTGGAACTTCGGTTTGAGCAAATTCATTTTCCATCCAACGGTCAAATCTTTCTTTATCTTCAGTTTCATTGTATTCAACAATTTGTCCATCACCTTTACTAAAATATGAAAACCAATGGGATACCGTAATTTCTTTTCTTGGACAATCAATTTGAATATCAATTCTTTGATAATTCATATCCTCGATATCAGGAGATTCAAACACACCTTCATCAATAATATAATTCATTACTTTTTTGAGAATTGGTATCAATCCTTCAGGTATTTCTACTCTATAATTGTTTTCAAAATGAGTTACATACTCCCAATTTATAATGGACTCATCTAAATATCTTACATCATATTCCAATTCAATTCCAATTGAACCTGTGTCCATTCCATAAGAACCAATAAGATTACAAGTTCTGTTTAAATATTTTTTTTCTTCTGGTGTTAAAATTTGTGTCATAATAATAAATATCAGTCTTCTATTTTCATTGTTCTCAACATCCACTGAGGTCGTTTATTTTCCAAAATATTGTCAATCCATTCTTTCGCACATGGAATATAATTGTTACAATCTTCTCTAACATGTTGTTCTCCGACATAACGAGTATAAACTATTTTTCCATCACTATTTGTAAATTCGGTTCCAAATCGCTTCTCCATTTCAAAAATTCCCTCACTATGATGTCTGAACATTCTATGTAAAGAATCTGAAATCCAACCTTTTGTTTCGTCTAACCATTCGTGTAAATAAATATAATCTTCAGGTTTTCCACCAAATTTCTTAGCGGATGATTTTGCATGTATGTTTGGATGTGCCATATATTTTATTTTTTTTTTGCGGTCCCACGGAGAATCGAACTCCGAACTCAGCCGTGACAGGGCTGCATTATAGCCGTTTAACTATGAGACCAATTGTCCCCACCTGAAATTCCAGTGAGTGGATTTTAACGGTTTTTTCGTATTGAAAAAACATATCCCCTATCCTCGTGTACGACCCCATATAGGTTAACCGTAAGATAGGTCTTTTTCATTAGTGTCTTACCACATAAAAAAAGTCAAACATACTCGGTGGGTTTGTTACTCCCATTCTCCGACGAACCCCCTCTCTAAAGTCGTGGAAGGCGACAACTATACCATTTATCAGTAACGGTACCAAAACTACTGAGTATCTCTTACTCATTGAGCGGTAGACAGGGTTCAAACCTGCGACTTCGTACTTGGAAGGAACGCGCTCTATCAACTGAGCTACTACCGCATTTTGTAGAGTAGGCAGGATTCGAACCTACGAGTTCTCTTGCTCCCAAAGCAAGCGGGGTACCAGACTCCCCAACTACTCTATTTTATTTCCTATAAAATAAAGAACACCACAAAGGTAAACAAAAAACCGTATAAAACAAAAAACCCCGAACTTTTTTATTGTTCAGGGTTTCTAAATTTTGGCTTCTAACTATTCCATTATTTATTCTCTGAACATTTGCATAGAGTTCTTGTCCCGTCATTTGTCGGTACTAAATTTGCTCTATCAAGTGTGTTCAAATTTTTCATAATCTTTTATAAATATAGTCAAAAATATTAAAAATAAACCCCTACAGGTATTTTTTAAATAAATCTTCCAAAGTTTTTTCATCTTCTTGTGAAAGACGGTAATAACTTTCTTTTAATTGGTCTAATTTTCCAATGAAAATACTTTCCAAAACACCAACATTACTATTGGTTCCTTTTCCTGCAGATGCTGGTATGTGACCTTCGTCAATCAATGCATCAACAAGTTCTGTAATTTCTCTTTTGCTACATGCGGAGATAAAATCGTCCACATCAACATCTACATAGGTATCAAATTCTGGCATCGTTTATTTTTTTAATAATTTTAAAATTTTTTCTTTTGCTTCCTCAGTTGTTATTTTGTTTCTACCACCAATATTCCATTCAATCTCCTCATCCATGTCAATGTCTCTATAGTATTTCCAATCGTAGATGGTGATAACTTCAGCACTATCCAATTCTCTAATCCATTCCATTCCAACTTTTCCATCACCACTTCTGCCATTTGTAATTTCTCCAATAGATTCAACCAATTGTTTTGGTGTTGCTTTAAAAGTACTTCCGTGAAAACTTGTTCCTACTGAACTTGCTGTCGGCATGTGTATCATAATATTTTCGTTTTAAGGATACAAAGATAATACTTTTTTTTAATTTTCCAACTCCTGATTCAACTTTTTTTCCAAACCTGAAATAATGTATGATGCTGTCATGTAATTCGTTGCAAGTGGTGTATTATACACATTACAAATCCTTAACAACATATTCACATCAACTTGGTGTGGATGAACTTCCAATGGGTCAATAAAGAATACAACACCCGAGATTTGACCATCCGCAATCATTGATGCGATTTGCGCATCACCACCAAGTGGTCCTGATTTCATACATTCAACATCAAGACCCGCATGTTCAATATGTTTTCCTGTTGTTCCCGTTGCAATAACTTCAACTTTTTTGAAGAAATCCAATCTTTTCATGACAAAGGCAACCATATCGGCTTTCTTTCCGTCGTGAGCGATAACTGCTATTTTCATAAATTATTTTTTTGCGGACCCTACAGGACTTGAACCTGTGACCTTCACATTATAAATGTGACGCTCTGACCAACTGGGTTAAGGGTCCATTGGGATTTAAAATAATACCAAATCTCCGTGGATGTTATCCCATTCATCCTCAGTTGGCGACATAACTACATCAATAGTTTCGTCAATTTCTTCAATTTTAATTGTTGGGTCATAGTTCATAATACAAATATTTAACAATTAAATATACCGATAAATATTATTCTACGGTGTGAGCCCATTGAACTCTAACACAAGTTTGAGGTAATCTGTGAATATGACAATAGTTGTTAACATAACCTAGCATATTGGCACTACCGATAGCATTTGCGGAATGAATCACAACCTCAACAAATGGTTTCCCATCCATCCACTGCTCAACCAACCACTTAGTACAATCCATACCAGTTTTTTCTGTAATATTGTTGTAATTCAACTCATAGTTATGATAAACATTTTTATGCCATTCTTCCATTGCACTATCTCCTAAGTCGTGGTCTAATGAAATTAATTCAATGTTCTCCAATCCAATTTCAGTTACTTTATCAACAAACTCATCGTAATTTCTAACAACGACCCAATCATTTTTATCAATCGGTGTACGAACATCATCTAAATAAATTTTCTTTTTCATGTCGCAAATATAATAAAGTTTTCAGTGTTTCAAAGTTTTTTAGAGATATTTATAAACATGACGACTAACAAAAACCCAACGGTCTTTTGGAATTGAGTCATATTATGAGAACTTTAGGTGTGATGAGAAATGGAAATCTCTAACCATAAACATTCTAAATCTAAGGATATTCAAAAGGGGTGAAAAAATTTCATCCCTTTTTTGTTTTTTAGAATAAATCAACTACTTTTGTAAAAATTATTTTGAGATGAGTAACGTATTAGTGTTAAACTATGACTACACTCCGTTGAATATTACTTCGACAAGGCGGGGGTATGTTCTTGTGGATAAGGGTAAAGCCGAAATTATTAAATCGGCCGAGAACCCTATTGTTGCTGGTTACCAAACTTATGTTAGACCTTTAATTATCAGATTGTTAAGTTATATCAGATTCAACCAAAGAAACCTCAAAGTTAATAGAACAAGAATCTATAAACGAGATAATCATGAGTGTGCATATTGTGGTTCAAAAAAACAATTAACCTTAGACCATATAATACCTAAATCTCGTGGTGGTGGAAATGATTGGAATAACTTGGTAACTTGTTGTTTCAAATGTAACCTTAAAAAAGCAAATAAAACTCCTGAGGAAGCCAAAATGGTTTTAAAAGTTAAACCATATGCACCTACTTTGATTAGTGAGAACGGTTTGTTAAAAAAAATATGGGATGATTATCAAGAATCATTTGTCAATTAAAAAAATTTTTACTAAAATTATATCAAACAAAAATTAAAGATGGAAAATTACACAAACCCAGAACAAGGAGGACAAGAAGAAGTCCCTCAAGATTTATTAAATGCATCAATGTTGTTCGCAAGAGCGTTAGGTCTTATTTTCAAAGAAAATGAAGGTATTGTTGTAGATGTTAAAGGTGATGTTAAATTACCTGAAGACGTAAACAAAGTAATCGTATTCAGACAAAATGACCAAATGCATATTTTCAAATGTGAAGAAGATGTGGAAGAAGGAATGGCAGTAAACTTTGGTGCAAATCCTGAAGAAGAAACAGAAACTCAAACTACAGAACAATAATTTGTTTTGTGGTTTGATTTTTTTTATTTACCTTTACTAAAATAAAAATCAAAACATGAATTACGGACAAGAATTTCAATCGTACTACACAAAACATTTAGGTAAACCATCATCACATTTGGATTACTTTGCCCAACACATTGAGTCATCAATGACCCCTTACATTTTGGAAGAAAGAGAAATGAGGGTAACACAAATGGATATTTTTTCCCGATTAATGAGAGACCGTCTATTGTGGGTTGCGGGTCCTGTTAACGACCACATGTCAACAATTGTTCAAGCTCAGCTAATGTTCTTGGATTCAACAGATAAAACAGATATTACAATGCATATTGATTCTCCCGGAGGAAGTGTTAAATCAGGTTTATCTATGGTAGATGTTATGGAATACATTTCTTGTGATATCAGAACAGTAAATACTGGTATGGCAGCTTCTATGGGTTCAGTATTGTTAGGGGCGGGAACCAAAGGGAAACGTTCATCACTTCGTTTTTCAAAAACCATGTTACATCAATCTTCAGGTGGTGCCGGTGGAAACATCCAAGACGCACGTATCAATATGATTGAGTGGGAAAAAGTTAACAATACCTTATTTGAATTATTGGGCAAATATTGTGACAAGCCAGCTGAAAAAGTAATGAACGACGCAACTCGTGATTTATGGTTAAGTGCTGAAGAAGCTCTTGAGTATGGTATTATTGACGAAATCGTTAAAACAAAAAAGAAGGGTAATTAACCCTTCTTTTTGAGATTTTGAACACCCCCCTTTTGTTTTTAGTCTCATTTATATTCAAGAGAATTACCTCTTTGAATTTCTTGAATCCGTGTTTACACTACGGATGAATTTACACTGAACCTTTTAATGTACTTACAACTTTTTTGGTATTATCGGTAAATTTACCTAATATTGAACAAATTTTTCCCGATAATCCGTTTTCAATTCCTTGAACAAATTCGTTACTATCCAACACATTTCCTAAAATATTTCTAATTAAGTCGTACCCAAAACCTCCGTATCCTTTATCTTTTTGTATTGTCATTACCACGGCTTCAACAATACCAGTACCTACCAATTTAGCCATTAACTTACAATCTGAAAAAGATTTAATCACATCTGAAGGTCTTGATGTTAAATATGAAATTAAAAAGTTTTTTATAAACCCATTTTCAAATCCAAGACTGGATAATAAACTATTGATATACGGTTCAACAATAGTTTGGGTTGCACTACCTAAAAGGTTACTTCCAAAAATAGATTTCAATAACCCTCCCAAATTTACATCTTCTTTAATTAATCCACTTTCAGTTAGATAATTCATTTCTTTGATAAACTTAACACTCAATGCTATCTGTTTTTTTTCAGACAAAGATTTGAAATCTTTTTCACTATTAATACCTTCAAGTATAATAGTGAGTCTATTTTTTATTAAAGATTCACCAATTAATTGTTTTTCTTTATTCTCTTTAATTTCCATCAAAGATTTTTTTACTCTATTTTTTAACATATTACTATTAATTTAATCTCCATTTAGCATCGTCACCAGCTCTTGATGGTCCGCCGATTCCACCACTCATAATGTCTAACATTTTATCTACTTTTTTACCACCAAAGAAACCCCAACGACCATAAAACTCGTTCTTACATGCCTGAACATCAGATTTCATTTTTGTTAGTTCGTTTGGTAATAACATTCTTTTTCTTGTAAAATTGTCATAATAATCTTCGATAGCATCTTTACAAACTTTTTTGTCTTTTGGTATTGTTTTATCAATGTTTGCTTGGATATCAGCCAACATTGTTGGGTCAGTGACTTTTGTTGGGTCAAGATAGACATAAAAATCTTCTGAAAAATCAGGGTTTGAACCAATTTTAATCTTTTGATATCTTTGAGCTTTTTCGGGGTCTACTTCACTTTGTAATAACGCACCATATTTTTTATAATAGTTAAGAACATCTTGTCCTTTTTTAGTTAATGCAGCATTGATACCGACATCAGATAAGTTTCTATATAATGTTACGCCATCAACCACTTGTTTTTGATACATTTTTGGGTTGTTTACATTAGCGTCAGTATCGGTAATCTCTTCTCTTTCTTTCCAATTACCTTCTTTTTTTATTTTTTCAATATTACCTTTAATTTGGTCTTCAATTGGTTTTGTTAATGCTGAACAAGTCCATTTTTTATTCTTGGCCGATAATATTTTATTACCTGAAGCATCTTTTGAAACGACATCAAAAGTAAAATCATCTTTTATATATAATTCGTCACCTTTTTTAAAGTATCCGTTAGCAGAATCGTAATCCGCGACTTTATATAAAACTGATGGTTTACCAGGTGCACTTTTGATAACACCACCAACAGCGATTTTACATTTTTTATCTCTAGCCGCCTTTAAAAACTCAACACCACCACCTGTAGATTGTGTTTGTTCGTTAACCATAAGTTTTGTAACTTTTGATTGTAAAACTTTTTTAAATAAATTATGTTGCTCAAGAATTTCTTTTTTTTCTTGTTCGTTAACCTCAAATTTTATTTTCATATTGTTATTTCTTATTTTAATAATTAATATTCAATCTCGTCTGAATCCATCGTTCGATTTGTAAATGATTTTTTACTTGATTGTAAACCAGGTATTTCAGATGAGAATGAAGATGCCGATTTAGGAGTTGAAGGTGATGCGGGTTGTGGTTTTTCTTCGGAATAATCTTCATATCCAGTTCCTTCTCCTTCAGGTTTTTCGGATGATGGAGTAGATGGTTTAGTGTTTTGAACATCATTTGAATATTCAATTTCATCAACGGTATAATCCTCATAACCTGTCTTGGGTACTGATGAATATGGAACACCAGAAACTAAAGAATGATTTGCACCACAAATATTAATAATAGTTTCAGTTGTTATTAATGTCCCATTTTGGTTTCTACTTTCCAAATATTCTTGTGTGATTGGTCCAAAATTACCTGTTTGATATCTTTTTGGCATTTTTAAACAAGCTTGAACTTTTCTAATTGTTTCGTTTTTACAATATTGTTTGATTGGTAGTTGTTCAGAACACTTAGTATATCTAATTTTTTTTGTTGTACCACTAGTGTTTGTACCTCCTCCCGCATCTGTCTTTTTAGTTGATACTTGACCTTTATCACCCGATTGTGTTGATAAGTCATTAGATTTTTGTTTTACCCATTTACCGTCTTTTGATGACCACTGTTCACCGTCTTCTGTTTTAATAAAAAGATTCCCATCAGATTCGCACTCCCAATTACCCATTATTTTGTTACCATATCCGCGGTCAAATTGGAATCTAAAATTATTAAAGAAATACCAATAACCAGTTTCGGTAACGAAAACAACTTGATTGGGGTCTGTTGTTTTCGTTATTTTTAATTTAAAAAGACAAGGATAATCATTTACCCATGCAGGTAATCCTGATGACGATGGGGGTAAGGTTCCTCCAGCCTTTGGGGGTAAATTTCCTCCAGCCTTTGGGGGTAAATTTCCTCCAGCCTTTGGGGGCAAGGCTCCTCCTACCTTTGGGGGCAAACCCTCTATAATTAATTTTCTTATTCTTTCTATGTTATTTAAAACTTCCGTCATTTTGTTTGCTAATACTACCTTGTTGTCCGTTTAATGTCCAAATTACTTCGTTTGGATTATCTGTTGTGGTAAGTTTCATTCCATCAGACCAATAACCATTCTCTTTAAGCCATTTTTCAGCATCAGGAATTAAATTATTTGACGAACTTTTTGATGGTTCGCTTGAAGGAAAAAGATTGCCAATGAATGGGATTGATTGTAATTGTGACTTTAATTCTTGATAAACTTTATAACCAATATAAACACCAGACAGTGTGACAATAAGAAGAAATACCGTACCAATTGACTTAATTAAACGCCATAATTTTATTTTTCCTATTGAAGTCGTTCCCATATTGAGGTTTTCAATAGAATTATCCAATAATTTTTGAGCATTTTCAGCTTTCAGTTTGGATGACATATCTTTGGCTTGTTTCATCCTATTGATACTTTGTTGTAAAAGACCATCTTGACTTGTTATTCTTTTTAGTGCGTTTTCTACTTGTATAATTTGTTCAGGACTCAGTTTAGTCAATTTACGATATACTTTGTTCAATAATTGAGCATCTGCGGTTGACACTTGTTTACCTGTAAGCCTAAAGATTTCTTCGGCCTCATGCTTCAAAATTCCACTTACATCTGGTGCTGACACCACTTCAAGTTTTTTTGCAACTTTTCTAAATAACTCGGGACCCAACTCTGGAATTCCTTCATTTTCAGTCCATGTTGAAAGAACATCTTCCAAATCCTTCAACGCTTTTTCTTTAGATATATTACCTGATTTTATGTTGCTAATTTTTGTGTTAATAAAATTTTCAATTTGGGTTCCCAACTTTTTGTTTTCAATAAGGTGAGACGCCAACTTGGAAAAATCCAAACTTTGTATTAGTTTTCCAACTGCAGATTCCACATCCCCTGCTTTATTTTTTGTTCGTTGTAAAATCTCGTAAGCATTTTCTTCTTCTTTCCCAAAGTTGGCAAACATTTTCTTAAATGCCCCTTCAGGTATATCTTTAATTAGGCTTTTTACAAATTTTACTGCTGGTGCTGGATTTACTGCTTCATTCATTCTGTTATAAAAATGATTGATTTTCAGGATTTCTTCTAAAAGTTCTTTTTTCATGATGTTTTTTTTTATAAATATCAAATAAATTTGAAATTATTTATTACAAATTAGATAATTCTTTGGATTTTGTGGTTTATGATTGTTTTGTTCGTGTTGTTTCCAAATATTGATTACCATATTTTTTCCAAGCTTTTGATGTTCTTGGACCAAACTTACCATAACCTCCTCCATTTTGACCTAGATTGATGATACCTTCTTTGTAACCTGTTGCCCAGCCCTTTGCGTTTTGGTCTAACCAATCTTGAAATAATTTAATGTTTTTCGGGTTGGAAAGTTGAGGAGGTGTCTCGATTACCTTTTGTCGTGCAACCACAGAAGGTGTGATTGTTGCGGATGCCGAACTTTTTGGTTGAGATGAGACACTCACAGTATCTTGAGATAACGATTCATTCATTAATTTTTGTAACTCAATCAGGGATTCCTCATCAGTCAAGTTGGTTTGTATAGTCTCAATTACTTGTTTTTGAGTTTTTGGTTTTTCAGATTTGAACGATTGTTCCAATTCTTGTCTTTTCTTTGTACTTGCTTTCGGTGGAACGTCTTCCCCTTTTGGACTGACTCCCAACATTTCTGCTAACTTATCATAGGTATATAAAATACCCCCTATTTGTATAGTTGTGTGTCCAATAGCGTATTTAATTTTGTTATTGTTCTTCCATTTCATCATAAATTTTATAAAATTTCTTAAAGACAATTTTTCTAAAAGTTTTGAGAATGAAGATTTAACCAAATTCAATGCAGAAGTATATTTAATCCATTTTGAGTTTTTTGATATTTGTTCGGCAACTTCCTTTTCGGTTTCAGTTAAGGCAATTTTAGATTTTGGTCCTAATTCCATAAATTTCATAATTCTTACCAATCCTTGCTTTGAAAGTTTTTTTACTGCAGGTATTCTTGCAATTAATTGTGAACCAGGTATTAAAGAAAATGCCAAAGTCAAACCACCCATATAAGGGTCACCTTCTTTAAAATATAAAGATGCGTCTGCTAATTCTAAACCTAAAGAAATAAATGGTCCTGCTAATGGTATAAAAACAGTTCCAAACGCTGCCACTTGAAGTATTTCATGTCTATATTTATACATGTCATCAATATATTGTTGTTGTTTTTGATGTGCAGGTCCAAGTGTTTTAGGTTTATCTTGTTTGTAACCAAACCTTTCTATTTGACCGGGCATCATTTCATCGGGTTTCTGTTCCGATAAAATTAATACATTTTCAGAGTATGTTTTTGACATATCATATTCCATGAACAATAAAATTTTATTCAATTCATCATACGCTTCTTCTAATTTTTTTTTCTTTTCCATACAATACTATAAATACTAACGTAATGTATAAAATTTGATTCTTCAAATAAATTGTCGTATTTTTGAGACAAAAGAGAATCATGAGTCCAAAATTTAAAATAAAAGAGATAGTTGAGGTTAAAATCAAAAACGAATTCAAACGTCTTAAAATTATTGATTTAGAAATTTTTGATAATTTAGTACTTTACTATACTGATAATGGGAAGGCGTATCCTGAAGATGTTTTAGAGTATGTAGGTACAAATGGTTTAAAATATTTTCTTTACGCATCTGACGAACAGAAAGATAAAGATTTTTTACAAATCCTAAAAGATTTAAAAATTGATTTTTAATTACCAAATTTGATTTGCAGCTCCTCTGGACATTCCCGTTGTCCATTTTTCTCCGGCCTTTGTTAATGGATTTGCTTTACCTCTTTTTGTTTGATAGGAATCAGCCCATTTTGGGATATTCCCTCCACCTCCGCCACCTGATGATGGTGCCGAAGCGGCTTGTTCTCCCATTTCTTTCCTGTAACCCTTACCCGAGTACTTATTGAAAAAATCAATTAAAAAATCTACATCTAAAATCATAACAATAAGTATTTTTGTATTTGGAAAAAATTTGGTATATATACTTTTTTCTTAATAAGATTCTGCCTTTGGTAACGAATCAGGATTGATTGTATAATATTCATTCAAGAAAGAAACCAATTCATCCTCATCCAATTCAATCGTTGTTTTTTCCTCAAACAAATCATCTTCTTCAAACTCATCGTCGTAAAAACCAAAATCATCAGATTCAAGAACAAATCCGTATTCTTCAGTTAATAAATAGTCAATGCTATCAGTCCTAAGGACATCCTCGTCATCTTCAATTGTTCTGAAAGATACTTCCAAAATATTTGATTCTTCATTTAAAAAATATGATACGATTTCTTTAATTTCCATAATACTCTTTTTATAATGAAATATTATGGAACTTACCAAAAGTCAAATAATTTTTCAAAAAAAATAAAAAATCCCTCGTATTAGGAGGGATTTACTTTTAATTATATTTATTCATTCTGTTGAGCATTTCTGAGATTTTGTTCTTTTGTATGAGGAACGATTCTTTTAAGTCCTCATCAACTTCTTCAAACTCATCTTCTTCATCTAATTCACTTTCGTAAGAAAATTCTTGATATGGTCCGCCTTTACCAGGTCCTTCAGAGTCAAAGTCATATGCTTTGTCCATTGCTCCATAGATTCCTTGAACTCCTGAAATATCTGGTTGTTCATCCAATTCTCCGTCATTGTCAGCCCATGCAGATTCCATTGTTTCGTAATCTTTTTCTGGGTCATAACCATACATATCATCTTCAAAAACAGGGTATCCTGTGTTAGGTCCGTCTGATTGGAAATTGTATGCTGGTTCTATGTTGCTGATATCCATATCAGGAGCGTTTCCTCCGCCACCGTAACCTTGTTCATCAATCTCACCTTCATTATCCAAATGTTTTAAGAAATCCTCAACTCCTTTTTTACCTAAAGAATATCCTGTGTCACGACCTTTGAATCCATACATGTTTTTTCCGCCAGGATGTTCACGCTCGGTATCAAATTCAATATCATCTTCATGTGAAGGAGTTTTATACTTGTATTTTTTTCCTTTAACTAAATCTTTAACATCAATTTCATACATTTCACCGTCCGTTACTTCAGACGCATTCATATCCTCATAACCATCATCTTCGTTATCAGGGTCATCCACACCATCTTCAGTATAAGACGATTCATAATCCATAAAATCATCATCATCTTGTTCTTTATAAAGATTTTTGTGCATTCCTTCAAATGTTCCATAGTCATTTCCACCACCTTCAACATAATCAAAATCACCTTTTTTAAGATTTAAATCTCTAACATTATAGATATCATCTAAATGACCTGTCTCTTCTTCCATATGACCATAACCACATTCATTACATACACCTTCGTACATTTTACCGCCACATTCACACATATTACCTTCTTCAAGTTCTGATTCTTCCATATGTCCGTAGTTACATTCGGTGCACATACCGTCCATAATCATTGCACCACACTCATTACAAACTTCTTTAGTTTCAACTTGTTCGTTGATTCCCATGTTTGTGTATTTTTTAACTTCACCTTTATTATTAACAACTAAACCTTCTTTATCTCCGGCAAAGTCATATACTGTTAATGGTTGAGTATTTGACACCTGTGGTTGCATTGTTTGGTATCCGTTATATAAACTCTTATGTTGGTCTAAAATATCTGATTTCTCAGTTGCAGATAATTGACCTAATCCGAAATATCCTCTCATAGTTTTTTATTTATAAATACCAAGAAATTTTCATTTTTTGTTTGATGTTGTTAAGTTTAATAATTATTATTGTTTAATGAATATTTTAGAAGAATACGATATTAATGAAATCGCTGATGGTGCAATATTATTGGACGGACTTGAAGAGGCAATTATCGGAGTTGTTGAGGAGTTTGGTAGTGGTCCAAGAGTTCTTTATTCAAAAAATAAAATCTTGGAAATTCTTTCCAAAAGGGATGGAATGACTTGGTCTGAATCTGAAGAGTTCTATGACTATAACATTTTAGGTCTTTATGCTGGAGAACAAAATCCAATTTTTTTAATTACAGAATAATTCATACCTTTGGCATATGAATATATTTTTCCTTGATTACGATGTAAAAAAATGTGCGCAATATCATGTGGACAAACATGTTGTTAAAATGATACTGGAAACCGCTCAGCTTTTATGTGGAGTTCATCATGTCACCGCACATGATACCGCACATGATACCGCACATGTACCGTACAAGTTATCCCACAAAAATCACCCTTGTTCTATATGGTCTCGTGAGTCATTATCAAATTATCTCTATTTGTGTGAGTTAGGTTTAGAATTATGTGAAGAATACACTTACCGATATGGAAAAAGACATAAATCTCAGGATGTGATTGAGTGGTGTTTAATTAACAAACCAAACATTCCTGATATTGGATTTACAGAACCTGCGATGGCAATGCCTGATGAATATAAAGTTAAATCGGTAATAGAATCTTACAGAAATTATTATATGGGAGCAAAATCAGGATTTGCAGTATGGAAAAATAGAGAAACACCTTATTGGTTTGAAAAAAAAGTATTAGATTTGCATTATGATTAAGATTGATAAAGATTTCAAAGGTGATGTGTGGATTTTTTCTGACCCTCACTATAATCACAAAAATATATGTCGTGCTACGACAAACTGGCGTATGCCAGATGGTTCAGTTCCGATTGAGCAAACTCGTGATTTCCAAACATTGGAAAAAATGAATACTACAATTGTTAATAATATAAATGAGAGCGTAAAACAAGACGACATTTTAATTTGTCTTGGAGATTGGAGTTTTGGTGGGTTTGAATCTATCAAAGAATTTTGGGACCGAATTGTTTGTAAAAACATTCACTTGATTTTAGGGAACCATGATACACATATTGAAAAGAATAGACAAGGTTGTCAGGGATACTTCAAGAGTGTTGCTCACTACAACACCTTAAAAATTGATGAACACACATTCCGTTTGATGCACTTCCCAATCAGTTCTTGGGACGGTCTTAACAAAGGGGTTATGCACCTTCACGGTCATTGTCACCTACCAACTAATTTAAGATTTGGTAAAGGTCAGAGAATGGATGTTGGAATGGATGGTCACCCTGAGTTCCGACCATACAATATTAGCCGTGAAGTTGTACCTTTGTTAAGACACAGACCTAAAGTATCCGAAATGGATAATGACCACCACACAGATGAGATTATAAATAAAAACCAATTATATGTTAATGGTTAAAATGTTTTACCAATTAAATTTGGGAGTTCTTGTAGAATTACTATCTTTGGAAAACAAACAAAACAAAAAAACAATATGGAAGGAATTTTAAAATTTAATTTGCCGGAAGAAAGGTCTGAATTTGAATTGGCGGTTAATGCATCTAAATGGTATTCAGTATGCTGGGATA